TCAAATATTCAAGATATTTAACATCAAAGTATGACGGTGTCATTACTTCTATCATTTGTGCTGCCCAACGATGATCATTAAGCAAAGATTGAAATATTTTTTCTTGAAATGATTTTCCATACTTAGAAAAGTATTTGGATTCTGATGTCATCAATTATTACCGTCTTGTAAATTATTTACTTTAAAAGTTAAAAATCCTCTTTCTATATTTAAGTTCTGTATTCCATTTTGCAATAATAACCTCATTGCTCCCATTTTATCACTTTTTTCATATTTGTTTTGAACAATATTATCAATCTTTTGTATCTGACTATGTGCTAAATTTTGCATATCAAGCAATACTAAGCGCCAGTTTCTTTTAATAGTGTCTGTATTGTCGAGAATGCTCTGTAATGACTTGAGATTCTTTTCATGGTTAATCACACCGGCATCTTGTAGAAATGCTTCTAGCGTATAAATCTGTTCATCTGAGAACCTGCTGAAGTGTTTTGTCAGCGTCTTATATCCTACACCTTTTGCACCTTTGATATTGTCTGACGGATCACCCACAACACACTTTGCTAAACAAAAGTTCTCAGGATGAATCCCGAATCGATCAATAACTTTGTCAATACCAACGAGCGCTTTAAGTGTAGGTGACCAGATTCGTGTTTTTTCATTAATTAGCTGGTAATAGTCATGATCTGATGAAATAATTAGCTTGATATCATCTTTTAATTTATAGTTGCAAAGATATCCGATTACATCATCTGCTTCACAGTCTTCTACGTATATCTGTTTAACAGGCAAATTATCAAATAAACTAATTAAAAGTTTAAGCTGAAAATTCCTATTTTGCATAGTATCTGGAATATCATCATAATATCTGTTAAGTCTCTGCGGTCTGCTTTTTTTCTTATAGTCGCTGTATAAATCTCGTTTTCGTTTAGAACCGCCTGCTTCCCAAACAATGACTGCAGTATGCGGTTTAAACTTTTCAACTTTCTCTATTACAGCATAATAAAATCCCACGACGCCTCCAATCTGTGCACCGTTAGAATTCATTGCAGGATGTGCTGCATAGTGACGAGCAAATAAATTTAACCCGTCAACTATAAGGGTCCGATTCATTATGCCTCCGGATCAAATATTTCAATACTTTCTGCTATTGACCTTATTTCTTCATATGATTCTGTGTCGATACTTACTGAATTAGGATCACCCATTATCTTTATCATTGCTTTCTCAAGAAGGCTGTCAGTATACTGACTGTATTCTTTGTCACTGAGTATCTCATTGAACTCCTTTTTTCTAAACTTTTTACTTATGAATTCTTCACCTGTCTCTCTGTCTACAACAGATAGATTCTTCCACTGGCCGGTGCCTGAGACCCCAATCACATGATTACCGCATGTAGCAGGGCCGTGTTTTCGTAAGACATCAAAAACTTCTTCATGTTCTACTATTCCTTTTCCAAAATGAATCTGAAAATTTGCAGTTCTAAAAGGTGGCGCGACTTTGCACTTAATTGTCTTTGCTGATACATTAATCCCTATGACGTCATCTCCATCTTTTATCTGTTGTCCGGCACCTAGCTTAATCCTGATAGACGAATGAAAAGGAATAGCTTTTCCGCCCGGGGTTGTCGTAGGATCACCGTACATTACTCCAATTTTTGTTCGAATCTGATTTAAAATCACAAACAGCGTATTTGTCTGCCCAATAACGCCAGTTATCTTTCTCATTCCCTTTGAAATAGCTCTAGCTTGTAAACCAATTGACTCCTTGTCATAGTCGCCCAATAATTCTGCTTTTGGTGAAGATGCTGCAACAGAGTCCCATATGATTGTAACGGGTACATCTTTGTCAAGTGCTTTTGCTTTAAGAATCGTCTTTTCTGCAATTGACAAGACTTCTTCAGTGCAATGAGTATCAACATACACAAATCTCTTTGCAACATCGACACCTAGCAATTGTAAATTCTCAACTGATGTTGCATTTTCTGTATCAATATAGACAACAATACCACCTGACTGCTGTGTGCTTCTTGCTATCTGTGTAGCAATATGTGACTTTCCGATAGAAGGCGGTCCAAATATCTCTACAATCCTACCTTCAGGAAGGCCACCATTTTTTCTATTGGAACAGATATAGTCTAAAAGTCTTGAACCGGTACTAATCCATCTCTTAACATTTGTTGGCGCTTCATCTTCTGAGAGGTTGTAAGCAATTCTCGTTCCGCTCTCTTTGTTTAGAGACTTTATTAGATCAGCTGTAAAGTTATCTTTACTCATGCTTCCTCACTTTTTAAATATTACACTATCATTATAATGTGCAACGTGAGATTTTACATGAAATTATACTAATACTGATCAGCCCATATTAGCTGTATTGGTAACTCTAACAAAGTCTGCTATAGCGCGTTTTCGAGGATAAACTGCAGAAATACCTTTGACTGTTTGCGCAAATGCATCATCTGCAATCTTTGCGGCAAGGCCTGGGACCCAGGCAAATATATTTGCGGGTTCTATCAGAAATTGTTTCCCTTTCGGATTAAGCATTATCATCATACCGTCATCAGCAACGCCCTTGACTGTAAACACACCCGTTTTTCCAGGTCCAGTTATTGTTTGACCGATTAGTTTTCCTTGTAGCAGCCTCTGCGTAGCAATATAATTTTTGATTATAGACTTTGCATTTTTAAGCGTCTTGAATACTTTTGTGCCAGTAACGGCACCTCTAACAACTTCTTTCGCACCAGTTGCTACTTGTCCTGTGCCAGTAAATGCATTCTTAAGCATGGTTTTGGCGCCCTCCATAGTAATTTTAGTCTGGCCTAATTTCTGAAGACCTTCACCTAAGTTCTTAAGAACTTTTAAAAACCAGTCCATCTTCTTAGTCATTGCTTTTACAACAGACTCGAGCATCTTACCGCCGCCGATCTTTTCGCCTAGCTTTACGACTGCCTCTCCGCCTGCTTTAATTGCTTTACCTATTCCACTGAGACCTTTTCCTAATAGTTCAACAGCCTTGCCAAACCATTTTGCGCCCATTTGGAAGACTTTTAAAACGCCCTTGGCAGCCAGGCCGCTTGCGCCTCTCATGATATCTCTAGCACCTTTCACAAATCCTAGCAATAGAACTTTTATACTTCCAATTGCAGGCATCGGAAAAACTAAAGCTTGCATTGAGAAAAATAAGCCTATGAGCGGGGACAACCATTCGTATTCTTTACCGTCAATATTTTCTTGAAACTCTGCTGCATACTTTACAGTGCCTATCGCGCCTGCTGCCATTCCTACGCCGCCTCCGACCATCTGGCCTGCCGTAATTCCGACATCTTTAATTGTATCCCAAAAACCTTCGCTAAGAAGCGCTGGGTCATATCCTTCTAAGATCATATGAAACTCAAGCCTTCGTCTTTCTTCAGCAATAACATCCTTGAAATATGGCATAAGTTCTTCTGTCATTTTTTGCATATATTTGATGTCTATTGTTTCTTGAATATTCTGCCTGATCATTCCACGCAATACATCTTCAGTGATAATCATTACTATGCTCCTGTCCTTACATTATAAGTATCTTATTGATCAATAAAAAACAAAAAAGCGCACCAAAAGGTGCGCTTCCCAAAAACAAAAACTATATAGCTTTATTTCATCAAGTCAGCAAATGCATCATCAATGTTATTATAAGACTTTGAATTATTCCCTTCTGTCATTTTTGACGTTCCAGATGGAGTATTTGTTGTTGGTGACTTATTTTTACCAGAAGTCCCCCATTCATCATCATTGCCCTCATCGCCTGCAAGCCAGTTATTGATAATTGTGCTTAACTCATCGTAAGATTTGCAAGTAAAAATTCCACCAACATCTGGGATATTAGCAAGCCACTCTTTTGCTTGGCCTTTATCCGAAGCCAGCGAAGTAGATCTCCCGCGAGGGAGCACCTCAGTCATAGCCCACATTTTCCCAGGTTGCTTTGTGCAGACAACTTTAATATCTCGCCCACTAGTTGGGTCTGTTATGTCGCCATAATCTTCATCAAGCATGATGCTTAGCAATTTCTGATAAACAGTTTTTCCAAATCCCCAGAGTTGCACTCCTTTATCTTCTTCTCCGCGCACTATGACTGCAGCATAGCATCGCATTTTTGGGTAAAGCTTTTTAGCTAGCTCATAGCTCTCCTTTGAACCATCCTCGCGAAGTTTAGTGATCAACTCTTGTACTGGGTCTCTTTTACCAAACTGGTAAGGTGCCAGAAGGCCTCGTTGATTGGGAATATTGTAATAGAACATCAACTCCTTAAAAGGTTGTCCTTCATTATCTGGAATTGCAAGAAGACGAACAGTTGCCTCTTCACCTTCTGTTGGCTTCCACATTGTTGATTGATTACGTGATGTTCCCTGCAGTTTGTCAAGCTTTCGCTTGATAGCTTCAAAATCGATAGCCATTTAATTTTCTCCTGTTAATTTTTAAAATGCAATTCTTAATGTTTGATTGCAAACTAATAATAACACGTAGCTATTCAATATACAAAATTATTTAAATTATTTCCAAGGGTTCATGTCATTGCGCCACTGGTTCTTAGACACCTTAGGGGCAGCCAATGGGCCTGTATACCCAGCAATTGCTCCGGCACCTGAGAATTCTTTTACCTTTTCATCGTCCTCTTCGTCAGTTTCATCATCATCAATTAATGTCTCTTCTAATGAAACAATACTTTTACCTGCTTTTATGACAGACTCCAATGCTAATTCTATTATCACGTCATCATCAATCATCATATCCTCGCCTTCTTCTTCTTCAAATGTTGACCCTTCATAGTCAAAATCTTCGCCATGAGTGAGGCCCATAGCTATAGAAAACATGCTATCTGCAGAGTATCTAGGAGATCCAGAATAGCCATGGGTAGATATTTTTCTGGGATTGAGAATGGGACTAGGGCCGCCGCCCACATATCCGCCGCCCATTTTTACACGAGCATTAAAAGGACCCCCGGATGATACACTCATTAGCTATGCCTCACTATATTAAGATGCGCTGTAATATTAATTATGCTTTCGTGAGCAGAAGTGATACTAATAATTTCATCTATTCTTTCTGGCGCAACATCAAGCAATATTGCATCGTGAATGACACCGATCAGATCTAGTCTGTTGTCATCGATGCTTGAAAGGAGCTCTTCATAAAGAAGACATGCATAGTCTGCTGCAGTTGATTGAATATAGTAATTGACAGGGGCATTAATACTGAATATCTTTCTGCCGTAAGCATTTTCAAAATATCCGTTTTCTTCAAACTCCATTTCAATTTTCCGCTTAAATTCATTGACTGCAAGATACTTTTTAATTTTTCTTATATCTTGCGATTTTAAGCTTGTCATAGATTTGATTTTTCTTTCACTTGCACCATAAAGTAATGAAATAAATGCAAGTTTAATCTTTTTTCTTTCAATATCACCTATGCTCTTTTCTAAAACTTCAGTAAGTAAAAAAGTGTATGCATCAACTACATCAATGCCTTTAATTAGTTTAAGATACAGTCTCGGTTCAAGAGATTTGATATCCAGTTCAATAATAGCGCCTTTTTCATATTTTGTCTCTAAGAATGATCGATCATCTTTTTTCATTGTCATCAGGTTTAGTCCTGATGTAATTATGGTCCTACCTGTGACAGTTTTATCATGTGCGTATGTTAAGCTTTTATGTAGTTCACCCTTGAATATAAACTGTTTAAGCCTGGCAAACAAGCTAATTCTCTTTGGTAGAATAACATCATAATAGTTATTATACATACTGCTTATTTCATCAAATATTTTTAACTGCTCTTTTACACGATGCTTAATTTTACTACTGCTTAATAAGTCTGCCCAATTAATTATTTTATCATCTAACTTGAGGCAGCTAAGCATTCTATCATAATCACTATATATAGTTGAAAGCGGGTCTTTGGACATATGACGAAGAAGCACATTAACTTTCTCTCCTTGCCAAAAAACATTTGTGCCACCTGCAGTTACTGCCTTGGTTGTAGCATCATATGTTATATCACTATTAAGACCTGAATATTTTTTTGATAAGACAATCTTCATTGGCACCCCAGAAAATTATAACTTATCAAATACAACTTTTCAAACAAAGTATTAAAGAATACTAATTAAGCTTTCATTTTGAATTTCAACAGCCTGTCTTATTTTTGACTTAAGCGCATCTGTATCACCCTGGTTTGTTGCTGTCAATGTAAGTGAAGTATTAAATTCACCTGACTTTATTGAGTGCGACACGCTTTGAACAGCATAGATATTGTCTAATGTTGTGCCGGTCATCATATCAATATAGATCTGATTTCCTCTTTGAATAACTGGGAGACCCAAACATTGAAATTGAATTGTTGATGGAATTACTTTTACTTCTTCCTGATCGACTAGATCTGTTCCTCCTGGTTGAGCGCCTTTTCTATTAGATAGTGAATTGAGCAAAAGAACATTATTTACATCACCTGACGTGCTTGATGAAACACTTATGCTCTTCACTACAGAATTGTTTGCACCCAGTGTTACATTTGGAAAATAGTCTTTAATCATATTTTTCATGTCTCTTGTCGTCAACGTCTTATCAATTGTGTAAAAGCTGCGCGAGCTTTGCTGTGATTCGTCTTCATTTACTACAGTTGTTTCTTTTTGTTTTTTTATCGGTTCCATCTTGTTCATGATCTTGTTGTCAAAGATCTTAGTAAGATCCTCAAGGCCGGCTGCTTCAGAGTTAAGTACAGACTCTTCTTCAATTGCAGGCGCTCCACCAACTACAGTTATCACACCACTATTCTCTATTAGCTGTTGATAGAACTTTGCTTTAGAATTTGCAGATGCACGTTCATCATATATGTGGATTCTGCATATATGCTTCGATCCTTGAGCGCTTTCAAGATGTTTAAATAAACTTTGTGCATTTCCAGATATTACATCTTCTAAGTTAACATTGCTGACAGGGGCGAGTGCTGGTACTGTTTCAATATACATAGAAAAATTGGGTTTAACAAATTTAGCTTCTACACCGGAATCTAAACCGTCTGCTGAATATATCTCACCAAGCCTTGATTCCAGCGACTCTTTGTTAGCTTTCGCCACAGCTTTCTGTGCATCTGCATGGGTTTGTTTAAGCTTCGCAAGCTCCTTTGTGTATTTTGTATGCAATTTTTCTGCTGCTTTTGTTCTCTTATCTTTGTTTGCTCCTGAGCCTCCATTTGTCTTATTTCTATTTTTATACTTTTTATCAAGTTCTTCTCTTTCTTTTGCGTATTCTGTATTTTTTTGCTTTAGTTCTTTGTTTTTTGCTTCAATTGCGTTAAGCTCTTTATGTATTCCATAGACAGGATTTTTTGGATCTTCTACAAATGTCTTCTCTAGCATCTTGAAAAATCGTGTCGTTGAAATATTTGTTCTAGCTCTGTCACGAGTTTCTTGTTTGAGCATTTCCATAAAAGCTTCCTTATCTATGGGAAAACTTGCAGTTGTAAGTGTCCTTGCCCTACCTGACTGATTGTTTAGTGGGTAAAATAGCATTTGAACTTCATCACATCTAGAGGACATCGCGATAGATGTTCCCACAAATGACATCATTAACTTTCCAAATGATACAAATATATCACCTTTTTCATTTTCGGGCGGCGGTGCCATGCCTAAAAGAGGATCAGGTGTCCTTACAAATTCTTCTGACACCTTTTTTGTCAGGCCTGTTGTTGTGCAGCCATACGCTTTCCCATAAATTTTTGAAACAACGCCTTCTTTAGATAGCGCAAGAGACGACTCGAGCCCTGCTTTTGATTGTGCAATAGTGGGATCGGATTCTGTTAAAAAGGCTTTAAATATTTCAAGCAATACTTTATTATCAGCCATTTCACCTGTTATTAAGCCTGATGCTTCTGCCAATTTCATAAAATACTCTCTATTTACCATTGACTGGCCGCTTCTGACACCTTGTTGTTTTACTTTAAGTACTTTTCTTACCTCTGGCAATGTTTTTTCCTTTCCTCCGTTTACTACATCATCAATAAATTTTTGTGCTGCTTTATCTATAAAGGGCTTAAGAATGTCTATAGGTGTAGCATTTCCACATGCTGTTGAGATATTTTTTGTCTCATTGGAGCCTCCCAGGCATGCTAATGTAACATCTATGTTTACAGCACTATTGGTCCCCAAATTAAAGTTAGATGATTGAACTGTGTACAGTCCGACGTCTCGCAATGAATTTAAAAGACGGCCAAAATCATTGTCGCTAGTTATGTCCCCATCGGGATGTGACCACCCATATTCTAAAAAGATTTTTGTCATTCCGAATTGTTCTGGAGAAATAAGAGGTGATATATCTTTTAAACGAGATCGATCATGCAAGACTAGTTTCATAGATGCAGTCTTTGACTGTAACAATGCTTGTCCTGCGCTTGATATGTTTGTACTTAAACTTTCAAGCGTCAAAAACGGTGCAATAGGTTCTAATATATTCTCGCCTGACATTGTAAAGTCACCGGATGTTACAGAAACTTTTCTAATATCTGCATTACTCATCATCTGGGGCGATGTAAATAAATCCATACCCGCAATATTTTTGTCTATTACTTGATCACCAAAATAGCCTAGTCCAGTTGGTGCACTTCTTGACATGCCTATATTGTCATCTAGAGCAAAAGTACCTCCTTTTCCCGATTTTACAAATCTCATAAACATGACATTATTAAATTCAGTTGCAGATACAGCTTTTGGAGTCATAATATACATGTTTATAAACGGAACACATCTTGACATCTCGATGGGCGGAATTGCATTAAAAAATAAGTTCATAAGATCAGAATTTCTATTAGCAATACTAATACCAGAGGTTTTTTTACCCTGTTGAACACTGTTTTTAAAAACCACTGCGCCTAATGTTGGATTTGTGTATCTATCGGGAACATCTTTCGGACTTTGATTAAGATGAGTAATTGGGCTAAGCGTGCTTGGAAAGCCGCCTATCATACCCATAATAGCATTACCGTCATTGTCTTTTTTATAAACTACACCCCCTTCCTTTTTAATAGCTTCAGCTGATGCATTCAAATCATGTGCTTGTGCGTCGAGAACAGAAGTTACCATTGGTGTGACAATATTTCTTACACTTGCACCTGGTGCATTATACTCGGGTGGTTTATCTCTATAGGCACCTGGGTCACTATTTCGTGTAATCTGGTATGCTGGCATGGGCGATGTATCTTCAAATAGAATTTCAAAATAATCTTGGGGATCATCAGGCAGACCATCTGAAAATGCCTCACCTGACACTATGTCTCTTAAAAAATAGCCACCAGTTGTCGTATCTAACAATGTTTGTTTCATACCAATATATTGCTTACGAGCAGTGTCAGCCTTGAGTGCCCCGTCAGACAAAACATCTTCATTTGTAGACTTCATACCTTTATAAAATCTCCCTAGATCAGTAATGATGCCTCGAGAGTTGTGAAGTCTTAAATAATAATCTTTAACTGACTGACTCATGCAGTAACACCTATTGCCTGAGCTGCACTATTAGGAATTCTAATAATTGTTCCAGGCGGTGCTTGTAATCCCCAACCGATTCCTGATGCTGCTGCTATTACCCACCAAAGTGATGCATCACCGTAGACTACACCTGCTATGTGATCTAATCGCTGGCCTTGCTCTAAAAGTATTGACTTAAAAGGAACAATCCCGTTGCTTACTGCATTATAGATCTTATAAGTTGCTGCTGAACTTATCCCTTTACGTTGGCGAACTAACTTTGAATAAGTGTATCTACTAATGGCCATTATTCACCTCTTTTCTTTGTTGTTCTAAATGTTGATCTACCTGCATTTTTAAAAGCAAATTCCGAACCTAAGCCGTCGTCATCATGAGGATCTCCTGCAACATGTCTCATGATATTACCAACATTATAAAGAGGTGCTCTATTATAACCAGAATGATCAAGACCCGGAGGTAAGTCATGTATTACACTCAAAGTGAAATCTATCTCAACACCTATAGGTGCTCTAGCATTCCAGTCTATTTCCCAAGGAACATCCTTTTCTAACCAATTAAAATTAAAACCATCTATCACGCCTGCCAGACCGCGCCCCTTGTTGGTGTCAAATGCCCTCACCACAGGATTGTTCTCTGCTAACATAAATTTCTTTTCATTACTAGCCATGACAGTATTTGCTAAAGCATCAACAGCAGCCGTACCAATACCTGCAGCAACTGCTGCCTCTCTTGCAATATTTTGAATTAGTCCGACAGCAGCAGCTGGATCAAGAAATGCCGGCATTATAAACCTATTAAACATTGAACTAGGATTTGCGAGTATGTTTTCATGATATACTAAGAAGGTTTTATTAAATAAGCTAGAAGGAGCAGCAAAATCAATTATCTGTACTTCATATACAGATCGATTTCTATTAAAGTCAGCCCTGTCCATCGGCTTGTACGGAGTATCTTTTGCGTATGTATTGGCTGATGGCTCTGGTATTAGCTTGCTTGATTTTTTATCTTTTATTAATACCCTAAGCGATCTATCTAAAAGATAGGTTCTTCCCTTACTGGGGCAAAAGTACCCTTTGGAAGTTGGCTTAAGTTGATGTATACTAAGCTTTGGGTACCCATTTTTTATAAACTGTGCTGAAGTGAGAAAATTTTCACCTACTGATGCCATACTTTTATTTATAGAAGGAAGGATTGGTGATTGATCTGGACTCGTAAGCTGATTCATAATAAGATTCAACCCTAAAGGATTGACAAAACCGTTTCCTAAAAAATTACTCAAAAGATTTTCAGTTGTCTTTTTTAAAGCAGCATTTTTTATCATTCCTGTCGCCGCAAAAGGAGTACCATATGCAAGATAAAAAAGAAATAAACCCAGTTCTTGAAATGAATTAACTACTCTTTGTTTAGTATCAGCACCCTTTTCAAATATTTGTCTAAACGCGCCTGCTGGAATTGCTTCGCCAGTATTTTCAGGATCACCTATAGTTGTATCTTTATCACCTATCCCAAATATTCTAGCTAGATTAAATTTTGAATAATTTGACTTTATAACGTCGCCCACTCTTACTCTAACAACAGGACTGGCACCCATTACTTGACTAAACGGCTGTGTAAATGTATTTGCACCTGCCTTTACAGTTGTGCCTTTTGTCCATTGTGGATAGAGAAGTGTTGTTAATTTATTAATCTTATACCACATCATGTCAAAATCTTCACGCGATGTGGCATAAAGTGTAAACCCAACGTTCACAGTTCGTGTTGTCCCTTCATAAATTTGAACAGGATCCATTCTTCCATACCCATTTGTTGCAGTCCAATTTGCTTTAATTCCATCATTTAATTTTGTCAAAAAAGCATGAAACGCTATAATTTCATTTGTTCTAGTATCCTGGATATAAAATGGGACATACTCAGCATCAAGTCTATCTTCTAGTCTTTTAACAACATCTTGTGGGATTCTATTAAAAGAACCATCATGTGTTGCATCTAAATAAGTATTATTAATTAACTCGCTACCAAGCATGCCTTTGATTGGGTTTGTCCCAACTGTCAGTGTGCCTAAGTCAGAAACAGCTCTTACAACATTCTTAGGCAAAAGATACATAGACGGTACAGTGTTTGATCCCCACGCAAGGTTAAGCGGACTAGTACCGTTTGCTGCTCTACTTTTAGATACTCTAGTTCCTGGACCATCAGGTAGGGCGTCGACATCATACTGACCTATCACCTTATTAAAGCTAGCTAAGTCTTTATTGCCACCAGAGCGGTGCAAAAACATATCGCCGATGATTGCTGCAACATTCATAAAGCTTAAAACCTTATTAGAAGAAAGCTCTCTTATTGACGCTGCGATATTAGCTTCAGAAAAATCTACTGTCCCCAGTATAAGTGAACCAAATCCTGTGCCTGGGAGGCCGCCCATAGTTTTGAGCACTGAAGAAGCAACTGCCTGCCAAAAACCATTGGCTTGTGTCACTGTATCAGTTTGACTTACTTTAGTTACATCTTCATTATCAGAGCCAAACAATACCTTCATTCCCATTTCTATGCAGTCACCATAGGGATATATTGTTTCACTTAAAAGATTTTTTCTTAAAAAATCAACTTTTGCTGATATTGACGGTCTGTTTCTACCATACATGTGAGGACCAGGACCTTCGTACTTTTGTTCTTTTTGCTGATAATCTGGTGAGCTTCCATCTAATATATTTCCCACATGATGAAATTTTAATGAAGACAAAGACTCGATTAGGTCGAAAAAATCATTAACTGCCTTGACCATGCCAACTATCGTTGCTGCTGTTTGAATTCGTGCAGATTTTGTTGATGGCGACGTAAAAGGCATTGCATGATTATAAGTAGAACCAAAACTATTTTGATTAAATGAATCTGGATCATTTGGTAAAATTACACCTTTGCCAGCTCGAGATGACATTCCTGTACTTTCTATGGCAGGAAAACCTTTTGCATTTTTTGCGCTTAGGACATTGTTTGATCTTTTTTGATAGCCTTCACCCGTGTAAGTATTTGCAAGCTGTATTTCTGTATTTGCTATTTCTTCTTCAAGGTCACCAGTCGGGCTACTCCCACCCGGGGTGTCTGCATTATCAAAGCCAGATGCTTTAAACAATAAGCTGGCACCAATTGATTTTAAACTATCTAAGGTCACTTTGCTTAAATTCTTCTCATAGTCACCAAATTGTATCTGGCTTTGAACTGTACCTGAATCGTCATTGTCTGGCGGGTCTTCAAAACTTTCAGTTGTTGTTCCCATAGGTGCATATGCGCTTGCGTTAATTGTGTTGCTAAATCTATTGTTCCTTCTAAGCATTGCTTGTGTTGCTTGAATTATATTGTTGTCTTCACCGACCTGATCTGGTAACGTGTTTCCATACTTATCAAGTGCTCTGCCTGCAATAGACTTTAAATCAATTCTCGGTGTGCCTTCTGCACCTGTTTTATCAACAAGATTGCCAAGCGATTGATCTTCACCGTAAAAATAACCACTGTCAGAATATGAATTTAAATTTTCTGCATCAACTGTGCCCTGATTAACAAAAATATTTTCTGCACCCTGCTCATCTGCTAGCACCAGAGCGTCACCCTTGTTGGTGGGAGCTGCTTTCTCATTTCCAGGTGCAATCTTATATGTGTTGGAAGAAAGTTCTACCAGGTAGCTTAGATAGTCACCCAGAATACCTGCAGTTTCATCATTTAATTCTAGTAATTGTTCTTCTAATCCGGGCTCAACGCCTAAGTCATCGCCTTCTTTTGCGATGCCATCTTGTGTATGCAGGTTATAATTGATCCTATCCTGCTGGACACCCATCCTGGTTCTTAAAAAATCTTTAAGCGTCTTTCTTGTTGTCATCTTCGTTTCCAGTTATAGCTTTGTCTATACTAACTATCACTTCTTCACGATATGAAGTGTCTTCTATCATCTTTTTCATAAGCGAGTAAAAACCTGCAAGCTGTGTATCAATGCTTTCAACTGTCATGTCTAGCGAAGCCTTTTCCTCTTCCGTAAGATCCCAGTCACTGAAGTATTCTTTTAGATATTTTTTTACATCACTCACGGGCTAGACTCATTTGGATTAGCGATAACTAATGTCTGGCCCGTACTGTCTTGTACGTATCCAGACAAAGATGTAAAAAGTGACTCTCTATCTATTTCCACAGTAGTTCTAACATTAACTTCTCTGTTTCTATCAAGTCGACTTAGAATGGGTGACATGACTTTGTCAATAAGATTGTCAACCTGCTCCTTTATTTTAAAAATATGTTGTTCTTGAGCTTGATTTGACCTTGAGACTTCAGAATTTAATAGTGTAATATCATTAGTGAGAATCTCACCCAGTTCAACATTAACTGGAACACTTATCTCTGCATTCTCTGCTACTTCCATGACACTACTACCAATGTCTACATTCTGGCGCATTTCTTCATTTATTCTTTCCGCGATTCCTGTTGAATGAAGAGGCCATTCGATGCCAACTGGAACATTTATTTCTGCATCCTTTGCTGTTGCCATAACAGCACCAAAGTCTATGTTCCGTGCCATTTCTTCATTTATTTTTTGTGCACCTTCAGTTCCCAATCCTTTAGCAACATCTAAAGCTTGGTCTTTACTCAAGCTCATTAGTGCTTCCATTACGTTACCATCCTTTTTTGCAAGTGCTACAGCAGCATCAGTAGCTCCAGCGGCTTCTAACTGCTCTATCATTTTTGTTTTATCACCCAGACCCGAAACAACACCAGACAGCATTCCAAACGATTCCACTAGCGGT